ATATCATGTGCTACCACGGCAGCAGCGTATACAACACAAAAGAAATGGCAAGGCTGATTGATTGTTTAACAGATGAATGTGAACAACTAGGTATTCAGTTGGAATCTAGTGAGTACATTCAATCGCTTATAGAGGGGTGGGATAGTGAACAACAGAAAGAAAAGGGATAACAAATTATACGCAATAACAAGAAAACAAGCATTTGAAAGAGATAATGGGTGTTGCGTTATATGCGGTAGTAGCTGGGGGTTACAATGCCATCACATAATATTTAGATCACAAGGCGGATTAAGTGATTTAAAAAATCTTGCTTGCTTATGTACAGATTGCCACTACCAGGCACATGGTGTATTTGCAAAAGAGATAAGAAGAAACCTATTGAAGGAAGTAGAAAAGAGGACTGACGAATATGAAAGAAATCAAAGTTATTAAAGCATGGTGTGATAGTCAAATTGAGTATTACAAACAATGGGAAAATGAAAAAGAATACAACGATGCAAAAAACGAACTCCGATTATTGTATACATTATCAAAAATGCTATATAGTGCTATTGAAGAAAATCAAACACCAGCTGGCTCAATTGTGTTCCGTGGTAGCAATATCAAATGGGGAACTCCAGATAATGAGGACTAGCTTATGAGTGATAACAAAAAATATTACTATCTAAGACTTAAAGATAACTTCTTTGATACAGATGAAATGAAAATTTTGGAAAGTATGAAAGATGGGTACTTATATAGCAATATTTTACTCAAACTTTATCTTCGCAGCTTAAAGAATGACGGAAAGTTAGTTTTTAATGATCGCATTCCTTATAGTGCTGATATGTTATCAAGTATTACAGGACACCAAGTAGGTACTATCAAGCAAGCACTATCCATATTTAAAGATTTAGGTTTAATCGATGTATTGGATAATGGGGCAATTTACATGTTGGATATTCAAAACTTTATAGGCAAGGGCAGTAGTGAGGCTGACAGAAAGAGGGAATACAGACAACGCATTGAAGATGAAAGGACAAATGTCCAGACAAATATCCGACAAATATCCACCAGAGATAGAGATAGAGATAGAGATAGAGATAGAGATAGAGATATATATGTTGTGGATAAACCACAACCAACACGCACACACTTTACTCCGCCAACGCTTGAAGAGGTAAAAGCATATTGTCTTGAACGTAACAACAATATCGATGCTGAATATTTTATAGACTTTCAAGAGGCAAGAGGTTGGGTTCTATCTAATGGAAAAAAGATGAAAGATTGGAAAGCCACTATCAGAACATGGGAGAAAAACAACTTCAACCGAAAGCCTGTAAATAAGAACAGTAAAGAAGATGCAATAAACGTAGTAAAGGAGTTGATGAACGAATATGCAGATGAACAGTCAACAAAAGACAACTGCTGCACTATCGATGTTACAGATAGCCTGGTCTACTGATATGACAAAGGAACGCATGAAATTATATGTATCGATGCTTGCTGATGTAAACCCTGTTACCTTGGAACAAGCGGTAGCAAATTTAATAAAACGTAGTAAATTTTTACCGAGCATTGCTGAAATCCGTGAAGAATGTTCCGCACTAAGTGCTTATGTAAATGCACATGATGAAATGCCAATCGCACAAAGTGAATGGGAAAAAGTCATTAAAGCGGTAGGCACTTATGGCTTTGATTATGGAAAGGAGCATTTAGAGGGTCTAACATTAACGGCTGCAAGGACGATATGGTCGTCCTTTGACCCTAGAATGGGTCATGAATACAACGAGGCAAGTTGCAGGGCACAGTTTATTAAATGCTATGAGCAATTAATAGATCGTGAGAAACACCGCCAACGTATGGCAAATTCAATAAAGGATAATCACATACTATTGAAAGCACGAGAAAAGGCGGAACATGATAAAGCCTTGATAAGTGTTGGACAAAAGAAAATAGAAATGACCTCTACTGGAAACTTGGTAGAGGTCGCTAAAGAACCTGTAGATGTCATGAAAGTATTAGAAGAAAGCAGCATATCAGATAAAGCGAAAACACTCATAAAGGGTGCAATAGGGGGATGACACATGGAATATATAGGAAATATAAAAGTTGAGTTTAGTATTAGCACCAATATCAATGCAGAAACAGAGGGGCAAGCGTGGCACAAACTGCATCAAATCATCGATTACTTGAATGACAATGTAACAATAGATTGCAAGTTAGGCGGTGAATACGATGTGAGCGTTGATGAGTGCAATGTAGAACCGAATTACATCAGCGAGTATTGAGCATGAAAAAGCACAAGATGGTAATCCACATTGAAATACCGCTCAATGTGGAAACAGAACAAGAGGCAAACGAACAAATGGTTATGATTATGAAAGCTAATACAAGGGAGTTTGATTCTATAGGCGATATGGTGCGTGTGTTCAAAGGTAGAACATTGATTGAAAGAAAATTGATTTAAACGCCCTGTAAGGCGAGTTTGTTTTACGAATGATAAATCATAAGCAAGAAATGGTACACACACCAAAATAAGGCGATGCGGTACGTAGAATTAGAAAATAGGAGTTGAATATATGAACCAAGTACAACTATTAGGGAATTTAGCACGAGATGCGGAATTGAGATTTACACAAAGTGGAAAAGCAGTGGCAACTTTCACAGTAGCTGCAACGAATACATACGTTGACAGTACAACAAACGAAACAAAAGAACAAACTGCTTTTATTAATTGCGTAGCCTGGGGCAAGACAGGCGAAGCAGTTAGCAATTGCAAGAAAGGGGAAAGGCTACTCGTGAATGGACGTATTCAAACTCGGTCATACGATACGCAAGATGGGCAGAAACGCTATGTTACGGAAGTGGTAGCCGATTTTGTTGGCAAAAAGCTTGATGGCGGTTTTGATGATGCTAGTAACTTTGACAGTTTTGAGCAACCGCAAAACGAAAATATTCCATTCTAAGAGGTGAAAATATGGTTAAGATTAAAGTGTTTATGAGTGGTGGAACAAGAATATATGCAACGGAAAAATACAAAACACTAAATGATTATTACCTTGATTTAAGCCTCGTTGCTGATGGAAAGACAAAGTGCATATTATTCCAAGATATATATGGAACTCTTGTATCTATATCTCCGATTAATTGTGTTATTGAGGCAGAGGAATTAAAGGAGTGAGTAACAATGCTAGTAAAAGATAAAACAAAATATTGTTGGTGTGAGGACGAAGTAGCTGGCGAACCGCAAAATAGCATTAAAGAGGCTATTGAAGATTATGTCAATAATGAATATGACTACGGTGATTTTGATGCTTTAAGTCGAGAAGAATTATTGCAAACAACAATAGAAATCGGTCATCCATATCGATATGTACCAGAGGTGGACGGAGAGCGTGCGATTTGGAATGTATGCGATTACAACTTGGATGATGAAATAGAAGAATATTCAGACGATTACATGAAAAATGTTAAAAATGAACACATTGATGAACTGAGTAAAGAACTAACAAAAGTATTCCGAGCGTGGGAAAAGCGTCATGGGTACGAGAACAAATCTTGGGTTGTACAAGAAACAAAACCATATCGTATTGGTGATTATGTAAAGGAGTAAAAATATGAATAAGATCGTATCAGCCTTATTGGTAGTAGTAATGATTGGTGCTGTAGTTTGGAGTTTTGCGTTTGGTGTTCCAATGTATATGGTTTGGCAACAACAAAAGGCAGGTGAGGCAGAACTTGCTAGAGCGGAACAGAATAGACAAGTTGCAGTATTAGAGGCTAAAGCAAAATTAGATAGTGCTGAAAGCCTAGCACAAGCAGAAGTGAAACGTGCAGAGGGTACTGCAAAAGCTAATCAAATTATCGGTCAGTCATTGAAAGGTAATGAGGCATACATTCATTGGTTATGGGTTGATACTTTGAAAGATAGTAAAGACCAAATCATTTACATTCCAACAGAGGCTGGTGTGCCAATTACTGAAAGTTTCAGATTGAAAGAAAGCAAATAGCCTATGCATATATGGGGGTTATTTGATGATGGCAACGGCTGTTATCGTCAAGCAGTAGATGAATATAACGTGAATATGGGGGGGGCAACACACAATAACATCAATAGGAATTGGTGATGCGTGTATCAATCAAGACTTAGCAATCAACACGTTACACAATCCAAAAGCACTATGGGAACAGTTGGACAAGTTAGATAGACCAGATGTTATTCTAGCCAGTCCACCTTGCGAAAGCTGGAGCGTAGCTAGTGCTATGAAAGGTGGTAATGCGTGCTGGAAACAAGAAAAGGATATGACTATCAATCTATTTGGTGAGTACGAACAAGGAAGTAAATTCACAATCAGAAATCACATTGATTATGAAAACTACCAATTCAAGTATGATAAGTCATTCCTAACACGCATCAATGGTGAGATGTGTATCTATAACACGTTGAAAATCATTGAGCGTTATCAACCCAAAGTATTCGTGATTGAAAACCCAGCATATGGGCGGATATGGGACTACATAGCAAATGTGATAGGGTTCGATGTGCCTTATGAAAATCTAACCTATTACAACAACTATGATTATCCGATTAAGAAACCTACAAAGTTTGGTAGTAACATCGATTTAAAACTGCTTAAAGATGATGTGAAAAACCAAATCAAATTCAATAAGTTAAACATAAAAGGAATAAATCGATACAACATGAGGTCGCATATTCCGTTGGAGTTAGTAAAAGATATTTTAAAGAGGTGTGAACAATACGTAGAGGGATGAGTGAATGACAGAACAAGATATTCAAGATGCATTAGGACGGCATCTATTTCTTAAAAATATATGTATACCAAATGTGATGATGAGGGATAGTGGAAAACCACCTTATGAGGCTGACTTTATCTACTTCAACTTAAACACTTTGCACTTAACAGAAATTGAAATCAAAACTGATATAAACGATTTTAAAAATGATTTTAAGAAAGCACGTTACCACGATAATCACAATGTTATGTATTTGTATTATGCAGTACCTAGAGATTTGTATGATGATCATTATGGAGTAATTGATGAAATGCTTGGTGATGCTGGCTTAATTTTAATTGATGAAATAGATATGTTTGGTTGCATAGGCAATGTTTATAGGTTTGGTGGTTTTGTAAAAAGAGCTAGGCGAATAAAAGGTTCTGTTAAGTTAAATGAAACGGAAAAGGAATATTATATGCGAATTGGATGTATGAAGTGGGTGAATAGATGAAAATAGAACTATATAATGATAATTTCCAAAACTTTAAACGATATGGAATCCCAAAGGCACAATTGGTAATTGCTGATATACCATACAATCTAGGCAACAATGCCTATGCAAGTAATCCTATGTGGTACATAGGGGGGGGATAATAAGAACGGAGAAAGCAAAAAAGCTGGTAAGGCTTTTTTCAACTCCGACTACAATTTCAACATTGCAGAATATTTTCACTTTTGCAATAGGCTGTTAAAGAAAGAGCCTAAAGAACGAGGACAAGCACCATGCATGATTGTATTCTGTTCGTTCCAGCAAATGCCGATGGTAATCGAATACGCTAATAAACATGGGTTTAAAAATTATATTCCTATCACATTCAACAAGAATTATAGTGCACAAGTGCTAAAGGCAAATATGCGAATTGTTGGTGCTACTGAATATGCATTAATTTTGTATCGTGAAAAGTTGCCTAAATTCAACAATAACAAAAAAATGATATTTGATCACTTTGAATGGAAACGTGATAACAAGAATATCATCCCTAATATCCACCCAACGCAAAAGCCTGTAACTGTATTAAAACGCTTGATTGAGATATTCACAGATGAGGGCGATGTGGTGATTGACCCAGTAGCTGGTAGCGGTAGCACGTTAAGGGCAGCAATGGAATTAGGTCGAAGTGCATACGGATTTGAGATTGACCGAAAAATGTATGCCAAAGCAAAAGAAGAAATGTTGAGCGATGTTAAAGTACAAACAAATTTGATGGAATTTGCAGAGTGAGAGGTGATACATATTGCCAATGGAAAAGAAGAAAAAGAAAGTAAATAGTAAGCAGAAAGGAGCAAGAGGTGAACGACTATGGCGTGATGTATGCCGTGCCAATGGGTTTGATAAGGTAAGGCGAACAGTCCAATATTGCGGTAATACAGGCGATGCATCTGACTGCATTGGACTACCTAACATACATCAAGAAGTAAAGTTTGTGGAAAACCTAAATGTGCGTAAAGCATATGAACAGGCGGAACACGATGCAATTCAAGCAGACAATGGCGATATACCAATCGTTGCATGGAAGAAAAGTAATAAAAAGTGGCTTGTAATCATGAGTGCAGATGATTTTTTTCAAATCTATAAAGATAGTGAATGGAGTGAGGAACTTGGCAGTAACGATAGCGGAATTAGCACCGATTAATTGTCAAAACTGGCTTGCATTGGGTGCTTGTATATACGGAAAGATGCCAATCGATAGAGCCTTATCGATACTGGGCGTAAGGAATGGAAATAATGCACCTGTAAATGTAAGTGTTGAGGAAATTAAAGCGTTAAGAGATGAGGGGATATCGTTTAGGCAAATAGCTGTAATTCTGGGCATATCCTTTCAGACAGTAAGAATGAGGATGATTAATGCTGGATTGCATGAGGTGAAAAAGTGAAAGTAAAACGTGTGAGTGAATACGCACAACTACCAACTAGAGGTAGTAAGGATGCAGCTGGATTAGATTTATATTGCCCATTTCATATTAAAGTACCTGCTGATAGTCAAAAGAAGATACCGCTAGGAATAGCAGTAGAAATTCCGAAAGGTTATATGGGACTGTTAGTACCACGTAGCAGCATGAGTAAAACACCATTACGATGTGCAAATAGCGTAGGGGTTATCGATGCAGATTATCGAGGTGAAATCAGCATTGTATATGAAAACATATCTTGTAGCGATTACACAATATTTAGAGGTGATCGCATCGCACAATTAATCATCGTACCAATAGCAAGGGTTGATGTAGTAGAAGTAGATAAACTAAGCGAAACAGAACGTGGCGATGGCGGTTATGGTAGTACTGGGAAATAAGAAAGAGATATGGGCGGTGAAATATCCGCCCTATCATAAGAGGTGGGTGAAATGCCGAATTGGTGTGAAGGTTGGGTTAAATTCAGAGGGTCAAAAGAAAGTTTAATGAAGTTTATTAAATCTGAATTTGACGGTTCTGAACCTGTGTTTGAAGAAAGATATAATGGGTTAATGCCAAATATTCCGTTTGAAAATATATTTTTAAATTCATTAGTTAGATCTTATGTGAGTGCAGAGGATGCTAAAAACTCAGATGATTACATTTATTTTGGTGAGGATAACTTAGGAGTTTTCTCTATCAAAATAAATCATGCATGGAATGTTTGTAGGCAAGGTTATGCTGAACTTGCGAAAAAACACAAACTTGATATTAAAGGGAAATGTTACGAAAAATGCATGGAATTTATTGAGGAGTTTGAATATAACTCAAATGGTGATGAAATTCTTTATGATGTGCATGAATTTGAAGATTACACATGGGAATGTGAATGTCCAACATTAGGTGGTTGATATGACGGCTTATAGCGGATATGTTGAACACTCCGACTTTTACATAGCCCCTCAAAACTATCAAGATGCATTTGATTTCTTATGCCAACTTGCGGTAGAAAGTGAAGAGGATGTGTTTTATATTGGTAAAGTTGATAGGTTCGATAGATGTTCGTATAACTTTGGAATTTACGATGTAGTTAAGTTTAAATGGAATGAAGATAAAGGAGCGTGGATAGAAAGTGTCTAAAAGATATGTGAAAAAGGTTAGGGAAATCCAAGCTATACAATACAACGGCAATAACGCTATGGAAGTAGTTGAATTCGTTGGCGATGTAATTGGTATTGATTGGTATGAAAACGCATCATTAGAAATCACAATAGATAATGGAACGATCGAATGTTTTAAAGGTAATTATGTTGTTAAAGATCATAAAGATAAAATTAAAGTTTATGAGGCAAACGAATTTGAAAAGGATTATAGTGAGGCAGAAGATGATTAATGATAAACAATTTACAGATGAACTATTTAAAAGAATGTATGATTTAGGCTTTAGAAAAGCCGAAATCGAAGATGATGTATTATTCTTTTTTAACGGTGAAAGGGAGTTTTTAAACCCTTTCTTACCACGTGTGATGGTGGCTAGTACGTGTTTTGAAGAGAAAGACCAATTAATTGATATTGGCGAGTATCTAGGTGTTGTTGACTGGAGCAAAGTAAAAGTTGATACACCTATACTGGTTAAGGATTATGCTGATAAAACATGGAAGAAACGTCATTTTGCATGTTTTAAAAATGGACGTGTGTATGCTTGGCAAGGTGGCGAAACATCTTGGAGCGTAACCAATGAGCGATGTATAACGAATTGGTGTTTTGCAAAACTAGCAGAGGTATAAATGTTTGAGTTTTATAATCGTAAATGTGAGGTGAAGTATTTGGGAGAATATGACGATAAGAAACTAATAGAAATGGCGGTTGAGTACCTACAACCTGTTAAGCTGATTGATGTACAGATTGCATCTATCAAAGAAGAAATCAATCAACTAAGAGCGAATCTTACATCCATAGGTGCTATTGATTACAGTAAAGACAGAGTATCAGGCGGTGGCACTCCGCAAGGGTTAGAGGGGAGTGTAGCTAGATTTTTGGATATAGTGAAAGAGCGTGATAATCGTATTGATGAGTTGTCTAAATTAAAATGCGATGCGATCAGATTGATTGATAGCTTAGATGAAAAATTAGGGGCAATCATTTTGAGGTACGAATATGTGTTGAACAATACTACCGAAGATGCTTATAAAATGATTGGATGCTACTCGGCAAAACAGGCCAAGAGGTATAAAGAAAGAGCGTTGATAGAATGTGGAAAAAAGTTGTCCGCAAATGTCCGTAAATGTCCGCAAATGTCCGTATAAGTCTTTGTCAACATATAGTAGAATATAAGGTGTAAGGTTACAAACACGGGCAGTAATCTTACACCCTTCATAACACTTGGTGTTGCAAAATAGCAATTGAGGTGCGGTTTTATATTTTATTAAGATTAAGAAATACACGAATTGTTTTCAGTCATACATAATCTATATTCTTTCTGTTCACCGCACCTCTACAATTGCATTTTGTAAACTGATACCGCATCCTTTCCAATGATGCAATAAAAGATACGTGATTTCATGAGCCTCCAAACAACTGAAATATATCTAGCGGTATCGGTTTAGAGAGTGCAATTATATTTGAATAATCATTACACTACAAATGAATAAAACTATCACATAATGAGGTATATCCACGGCGATATATCTCATTTTTTGTATAAACTTATCAGAAAGGACGAAAATGACACAGGTACATTGCGATAGAAAGCATTGCTTGAACAACGATAAATACGGAATATGCACTGCTGATGTAATCGAATACAACGGATTGTGTCAAACATACATTACAGCTAAGCATTCCTGTAAGACACATTGCGGAATATGTCGCAAGGATAAAGGCAAATTAAAACGAAAAGGCGGTGAGGTTCTTAAATAATGGAAGTTGTAACAAAAAGCATACATGAACTAATTCCATATGAGAAGAACGCACGCAAGAACGATAAAGCCGTTCCGTTAGTAGCCAAATCAATTGAACAGTTTGGGTTTAAAGTGCCGATTGTCATTGATAAGAACAATGTAATTGTGTGCGGTCATACTAGATATAAGGCAGCACATGCATTAGGCATTGAAGAAGTGCCTTGTATTGTTGCTGATGATTTAACAGACCAACAGATAAAAGCGTATAGATTGGCGGACAATAAAGTAGCCGAGGCATCTAAATGGGATAAAGGCATTTTGTCATTAGAGATGAATGAAATATTTGATTTTGATATGTCGGACTTTGGATTTGAAATTGCTGATCCAGTAGATACGGTTGAAATAGAACTACCGCAAAAGGAAAATGAACGAGAACGTACGGCTAATGCATATAACTTGTATGATTTTGATGAAAACAGATGTACAGGGATATATGACATACCTACACTAGACAAGGTGATACATACACCAAAGTCATTAATGGGGTTTAATTACTGTAAAAGTACACCACCGCAAGATGGCGTAGGGGTTCATTTCTTCCTTGATGATTATCAATTTGAAAGAGTATGGAATAGTCCAGAAGATTACTGTACCATGCTTGCAGATTATGATTGTGTATTGACGCCTGATTTTAGCTTATACATTAACATGCCAATAGCGATGATGATATGGAACACATATAGAAGTCGCTTAATCGGTCAAATGATGCAAGATTATGGGTGTACTGTTATACCTACTGTATCATGGGCTGGTACGGATAGTTACGATTTCGCATTTGATGGGCTACCAACAGGCGGAACGATAGCAGTATCAACAATAGGCGTTAAAAGAAATAAAGATGCATTTGATATATGGGTACAAGGCATGGACGAATGCATGAAAGTAGTTAAACCGCATAACGTAATCGTATATGGCGGTGATATTGGGTATACATTCGATTGCGATGTAACATATATCAGTAATTCAGTAACTGACAAAATGAAAGGGTGAGTACATAATGGGTGGCCGTGGTGCTGGCTTTAACAAAAAGAATAAAGGTTCTGTCATAAGTGGCATTGCGGACGATGATCTAAAAGTAAAAGATTGGTTTCAAAATAAAATTGAACTACCACATTATGTAATGCATCCTAGACATAGTGAATTGCATTGGGGCGGTATGACGATACTCGAAAAACGGCCTAAAGCTATAAAAGTAGGGTTTACACTCGAAACGCTAGATGGTGAGCATGATATCCATTTGAAACGATGGATTCCTAAAAGTGCATTAGAGAGCAGAAAGGCATATCAAAAAGCGGAATGGGAACGTGAACGAGCAGCGTTACACAAATACAACGAAGGCAAAACAAAATACGATAAATTGATTAAATTTGCCAAGGAAAACAACATAAAGGGTGTACGTGTTGGATTAAGGAAAGACACGATAATAGCTAAATTAAAAGATAAAGGTATTGATTATAAATGGTGAGGTGAGTACATGGGCGGTAGAGGTGCAGGATATTCGCTAACAGGTAGCGGAGAAGAAAGCAAAGGCACAAAGAAAAGCAAGGCAAAGCTTGCAGCATTGCAAGCTGAATTTGATTCTAGGCTTAATGAGCATGTAAATAACATGAGAGCAAGACAAGGGCAAGTATGGCACATTGAAAAAGCTAGAGGCCGTGCAGAAAAAAATAGAGCAGATAGAGAAAATGCTAGTTTAAAGAGCTTGCAACAGAAGATAGAAAAACAAAAGCAAGTGATTGAACGCCAAATACAACGTGATAACGCTAGAGGAAGTCTATTTGACTATAAAGGCAATTTAAATATCACTACACGAAATATTAAATCAGTAAAAGCGTTCTTGAGAGATTTAGATAGTGGCAAAGTAACCGTAAGGAGAACAAAAGCGACTATTAAATCGTGGAAAAATAAAGTTGCCAATTTAGAAAGCACTATGAAGAGTGCGAAAAAGGTGAAAATCTCTAAATCCGCTCAAAGTTTAATTGATAGTGGCAAGGTTAAACAATGGGCCAAAAAGCCGAATACATATTTTATAAATGGTTTAAAGAAAACGGCATTAGAGTTGCAATCTGATGGAACGTTTAAAGTTAGTCCACGTTATTCAGGGCCTGCAACTTCTGAATATAGGGCTAAGATAGATCACTTTATTAAAACAGGCAATTTATAACCATAAACCACGGATATAGCACGAAAAGGGGGTGAGCCAAGTAGCTATCAACAAACAAAACCTAAGAGATATAGGCAAGTTACCGAGAGAAGAACGTCAACGGCTTGGTTCACTCGGTGGCATTGCTAGCGGCAAGGCGAAAAGAGCCAAGAGAACATGGCGAGAAATAACCAATACATTACTTGATACACCACTAAAAGATGGCCAAGTAGATGAGAAAATAAAAAGCCTTGCAAGTGCTAAGGGGTTAAACATAACGGCACAGACGGCCATCGTACTAAAACAAGTAGTAAATGCAATCAATGGGGATAATAAGGCGGCCGAATTCGTATTGAATGTATCTGGCGGACTTACAGAGAATGACGAGCCAACACAGGATACATTCAAGCGTGTTGATTTAACTGAGGTTATTATTCCACATTTTGACGTGGTAAGTGCTGATATTAAACGGCATAGACACACGCATTACTGGTTGACTGGCGGACGTGGTAGTACTAAATCGTCATTTGTTGGTATTGAAGTAGTAGACACCTTGATGAATAACAAAGATTGCCATGCGGTTGTATTGCGTAAAGTAGGGCAGACACTTAAAAACTCCGTATACGCTCAAATAGAGTGGTGTATCGAGAAGTTGGGCGTATCTGATAGGTTTACTTTCAAAAAATCACCACTAGAGATTATCTATAATCCAACAGGGCAACGGATATTATTCCTAGGTGTTGATGATCCGCAAAAAGTAAAGTCAATTAAATTACCATTTGGGTATGTCGGTATAGTATGGTTTGAAGAATTAGATCAATTCGCTGGCATGAATGAAATACGAAACATAAACCAGTCCTTATTACGTGGTGGTGATAAGTACTGGTGTTTTTATTCTTTCAACCCACCTAAGAGCCGTGATAATTGGGTAAACGTAGAACAATTAACAGATGATGCAGATAGGATGGTAATCAAAAGTGATTACACTATGGTACCTGTGGAATGGTTAGGGCAACAATTCATTAATGAGGCGGAAAAACTAAAAGAGGCACGGCCTGACCTGTACGCTCACGAGTATATGGGCGAAGTAACTGGTACAGGTGGCGATGTATTCCCTAACGTTGAAGAATTAGACATCACAGATGAAATCATAGATACATTTGATAATGTATTCCATGGCATTGACTTTGGTTTTGCGACTGACCCATTTGTATATATGAAAATGAACTACGATGAAAAGCACGATACTATTTATATTTACGATGAAGTATACGGCACGAAATTAACCAATAAGAAAGTCGTTAACCTCATCAAGGATAAAGTAGGCGATAGGCCTGTATATTGTGATAGTGCAGAACCTAAATCAATAGCAGAATTTACAGAATTAGGTATTAGAGCATATCCAGTACGTAAGGGCCCAGATAGCCGTGATTTTAGTATCAAATGGCTATCAGATAGGGCGAAGATTTACATAGATAAAAAGCGTTGCCCTAACGCATATCGTGAGTTTATGTCTTACGAATTCGCACAGGATAAAGATGGTAATTTTATTTCTAGCTATCCAAAACATAATGACCATACCATTGATGCGGTGCGTTATGGCTTACGTGAAATTATGGATGGTGCAAGATTTAGCTGGTAAGGGGGTACAATGCTAACAACTAATGAAATGTGGCAAGCAATCATAGAGGGGAATAGTGGCATCTCCGAACGTGAATTCTTGCAAAGTGAAATACGAAAATTCTTAAGTAGCAAAGATAGAAAAGACATGCTAACAGGTAGGCGATACTACAAAGGAGAGCATGATGTTCTAAATAAAAAGCGGACTACCATTATTGAAAATGGCAAGTTGATGGAACTCGAAAACCTACCGAATAATAAAATCGTTGATAATAAAATCGATGATTTGGTAGACCAAAAAGTAAATTACATGTTAGGTAAACCACTTGAAATTAAAACGGAAGATGACCGCATCACTGATATATTCAATCGTAAATTCCAACGAACACTATTAAACGTATGCAGTGATTCGCAAATAGCTGGTAAAGGGTACTTGTATCCATACATTAATGCAAATGGTGATATTGCTTTCAAACGATTAAAACCTGAAAACATTCTTCCATTTTGGCGTGATGATGATCATACACAGTTAGATGCATTTGTGTATATGTACGATATGGAAGTGTATGCTCCGCTAGGTGCTAATCAGACAGTAACCTTTGTAGAGTTTTACACAAAAGACAAAGTAAAGTATTACATCTACCAAAATCAAAACTTGTATATCAATCAAGAGAAAGATGAGCAACGCTATATTAACGCTGGTAACGTGTTTTATGATTGGGGCCAGGTGCCTTTAATCTGTTTCAAAGGTAATCACATAGAGCAACCTATTATTAATCGTGTTAAATGTTTACAAGATGCATTGAATGATATGTATTCGATGCTAGCAGATAACATGATGGAAGATAGTCGAAATACCATTCTGATATTAAAGAACTATGACGGTACAGACCTAGCAGATTTCAGACAAAAGCTAGCACAGTATGGAGCCGTAAAAATAAACACTGTAAATGGTGATGGTGGTGTTGAGGTCTTACATATTGAAGTCAATACGGCTAATTATCAATTCATCATTCATGCATTGAAAACAGCGATTATAGAAAATGGCCGTGGATTTGATGCAAAAGATGATAGAATGGCGAACAATCCAAATCAGATGAACATCATGAGCATGTATTCTGATATTGATTTAGATAGTAACCAACTTGAAGTAGAATTTCAGGCATCATTTGAAAAGATGTTAGAGTTTATCGGACAGTACTATAACATCCTAGGTAGTAATGCACTTGATGATGTGGAATTCATATTTAATAAACTCACTCCAGTCAATGAGGGCGAAATCATCAACAATTGCCGTAATAGTGTAGGTATCATATCAAATGAAACCATCGTAGCTAATCATCCGTGGACACTAAACACTAATGAAGAATTGGAACGATTGAAGAAAGAACAGGCTGAATTGATGCCTGACTTTGTAATTCCTAATGGTGGTGAGGAACATGGCGAATGATTACTGGCAAAAGCGGTATGAACGCATCCTAGATGAATCATTTCAAAAGGCAACGCTTACAGATGATGAAATCAAACAACAGTATGCACGAGCATTAAGGCGAATGGAGAAGGCCATCAACGATTGGTATCGTAGATTTGCTAATGAAAACGGCATTACCTTGCAAGAGGCACGAAAGCTACTTGATAAGTACGAAATGAAAGCCTTTAAGATGGACTTGAAAGAGTTTGAAAAAGAGGCGAAACAATTCGGTATGTCTAAGGAACATCAACAAATGCTATCTAATGCATCCATTCGTGAGCGGTTAAGCCGTGAACAGATGCTGTATATCAATATGGTGCATGAAATAGAAGTTATGGCCCATAGTCAAAACGTATCGGTTAAAAGTATGCTTGATGATGTATATAGATCATCAGTATATAAGAGTGCGTACACAGCACAAACGCAACGAGGCACGTATTCAATGATTAATAGCATTGATGGTAAGCGTGTGGATAGCGTTGTAAATAGTCAATGGGCAAATGATGGTCAAGACTTCAGCAGCCGCATATGGAATGATAAGGTTAAGCTAGTAGCTAACCTGCAGAATGATTTCACGCAAGCATTGATGATTGGCCAAGGTGCTGACACTATGGCTGATAATCTAAGTAAGCGAATGAAAACATCGTACAGCAACGCTAAACGGCTAGTAGAAACAGAAACAGCACGAGTACATGAACAGGGATTTCTTGATAGCATGGCAGAACTCGATGTGGATAAGTTGGAGATACTAGCCACGCTAGATAGTCATACATCGCCTATTTGTAGGCGAATGGATAGAAAGATTGTTAGGCGTGTGGATGCTAAACCTGGTGTTACTGTTCCGCCATTCCATTGTTATTGCCGTTCTACCACTATCCCTTATATAGAGGGATTAGAGGGTGAAACACGAACAGGCAGAAATAAAGATGATAAAAGCATCGATGTTGATGGTGCTATCACCTATGAAGAATGGGAAAAGAAATATATTGATTAACAAGCAGCTTAACGGCTGCTTTTTTAATTGTCATTTTAGTATTGTTGGACGATAACTAACAAGACCGTAATTGTGAGGTGTGGCTCACGAAAATAAAGCGAAATGGGTATTTGTATTAAGGGGGTCAATATGACTAAAGAAGAATTGATTAAATTGGGTTTAAGCGAAGAATTAGCGGATAAGGTGGTAGAGGACTACGGCAAGAATTACGTATCAAAAGACCAATTCAACGCTAAAAATGACAAACTCAAATCTGTAGAGGGGGAATTGTCAAAGGTACGTGGTGAAATTGATAACCTTCAAAAAGCCAATGTTAACAACGATGAACTAAAGAAACAAATCGATGCATTGAAAGCCGATTCAGACAAAAGAACCACTGAATACGAGGCGAAAATCAAAAGCATGGAAATCGATAACATCGTGAATACGGCATTGAGTGGTGTCAAATCTAAGAACAATAAAGCTGTGCGTGCTTTGTTAGATCTAACTGATGCAACAATCGAAAACGGCGAAATTAAAGGGTTAAAAGACCAACTTGATGCGGTCATGAAAGAGAACCCTTTTTTATTTGGCGAAAACACAAAACCAACAGGCACACCAGCTGGCAATGAGGGCGGTAAGCATGGCACACCTACGATTACATCAAAGGAATTTGCAAAGATGAACTATGCTGAACGCTCGAAACTTTACGATGAAAATCAAGAACTTTATAACCAATTATCAAAAGGAGAATAAAAATATGAGCAAACAAAAATTCGCATTTGATTTGCAATGCTTTGCAACAGGTACTACTACTTCTACTCAAATGATTAAACCGCAAGTTATGGCTGATATGGTGTCCGCTGGCTTGCCTAAAGCAATTAAATTTACACAAATCGCAACATTTGATAACACTTTGGTAGGTCAACCAGGTGAAAGCGTAACAGTACCAGTATGGGGTTATATCGGTGATGCAGTAGACCTTACAGAAGGTACACCAATGGATACAGAACAAATGACTGCATCTCACGATGATTACAAAATCAAAGAGGCTGGCAAAGCAGTTGAATTGACTGATAAAGCTATCCTTACAGGTTTGGGCGACCCAGTTGGTGCAGCTGCTCAACAGTTGTCTATGGCTATTGCATCTAAAGTTGATAACGATGTATTGGCTGCATTGAGTGGTGCTACACTTACTTCTACTTCTACAAGTGCAATCTCTTATGATGGCATTGTTGATGCGGTTGCTAAATTCGATGAAGAACAAGAAGGCGTGGTGAAATATTTGTTTATTTCCCCAGCACAAGAGGCAACATTACGTAAAGACCCTAACTTTATTGACAAAAACAAATACGGTAACGATGTAATGGCTAGTGGTGTAATCGGTAAAGTTGCTGGCTGTAACGTTGTTGTATCTCGAAAAATCGTTGAAAATGCAGGAAACTTTACCAACTATATCGTTCAAGTTACACCAGAGCCAGAAGATGGTGTTCCAGCACTTCCAGCAGTAACAATCTTCATGAAACGTGATGCATTAGTTGAAACTGATCGTGATGTATTGAAACGTACAAACGTTATTACAGTAACTGAACATTACATCGCTGCATTAACTAATAAATCCAAAGTTGTAAAAGCAACATTCAAAAAATAGTAGGTGAAATTATGGGAATGTTATTAAGACGATATCATAAAAATCCAACAGTAGAGGAAACTACGAACACGGAAGAAAATCCAACAGTAGAGGAAACTACGAAAGGTAAAGGATTGGTGAAGAATGTTAAAAAAAATTCTAAATCTGATTCTGAAGATAACGAATAAAAGCGTTGATACTGACACACCTATTCTTGAATACCTAATTACTGCAGAAACTAGACGAGTACTGAATATTATTAATTGTGAAACGCTACCGACTGAACTCGAACATGTAATAGTGTATCGAGTGGTTGGAGCGTATTTGCAGACTAATATTGTTGCGTTGGTTGGTGCTGAAAACTTAGACGTGCCTACACAAATTAAAATGGGAGACACTCAAGTAAGTTTCAGCGGTAAAAGTGCAGCTGACAGATTAAAAGAAATGGCTCAATTATTCGTAAATTATGGAGAGGGTGAATTGACATGTTTCCGACGGCTGAAATGGTAGCAAAGTATACAAAGCAAATCGAAAAACTTTATGATTGCGAATGTACGATTGAAACCGAAATCGACCAAATGGACGAAGAAACAGGGATAATGGCGAAATCAACCAAAATTGACGGCCCTTACCCTTGCAGATTGTCATACAAAACATCGAATATTGCCAATATGGCTGAAATACCCAAATTTACGCAGTATACGAGCCTTTTCTGTTCGCCTAGTGTAATCATACCAAAAGGCTCACGAATAGCCGTTACAGGGCGAAATACGAAACAATTTTTTTGCAGTGCCTCAATTTCTGCACGATATGACACCCATCAAGAGGTGCAACTCGAAAATTTAGAGGTGCATTAGCATGGGCGTTGATTTTAACCTAAAAGATTTTACTGATTTTAAAGATAGTTTAATAAAATTAAGTCAATCAGGGAATATTCAAGCATTTAATAAAAAAGTGGTTGAAAACATGGCCAGTGTGTATGTGCGTGAGGCAAAGTTAAATACGCCAGTTGGTAAAAGGTCAGTAAAATTCATGCAACATGGAAAGATACAGACAAAATACTTTGATAGCGAACATACACGCCAATCATGGAGTATTGGTAAATATCAATTAAACAATCAGAGCGGTAAGGTTGAGGTGTTTAACACATCATCATATGCATCCTTCCTAAATGATGGACATAGGCAAGAGGTTGGGAGATTTCTTCCTTGGATAGGTCAATCTAAAGGCGGTGTCATGCAAGGTGGTAGGTTAAAAAAACCTTGGGTAGATGGTGCGTATATGCATGAGAAAGCAGAAAAGGTAGTCAATAAGAACGCTAAACGTATTATGGAGATTACATTAAAGAAATGGGTTAAAGATCATGGTGGATACTGATGTATTAACAGCTGTATCTAAGACTGTACATAAGGCATTGAATGTGCCTATATACCTAGAATTCAAAGAGAATAATATGACATTCCCATGTGCTTATATCAAGGTTATTGAACCGAGTATGAGCAGACATGTTGGAACGCTATATAATACCTCTTTGGATTTAGACATCATGTATTACGCCAATAATCTTGATGTGGTTACAGATACAAGAAAGTTATTAGGAATTCCGAGTTTGTTGTATCAGATGCTTGAATTCGTACAAGTTGGGGAACGTACGATTATGGGTACTGGTATGAAATATAAGGTGTCAGATGGTGTATTACATTTCTTTGTAGCGTATGAAAATATTTTACGAAGTGTATCCAAGCCAATCGAACGCATGAAACACATGGAATTAACAGAAAGGGTAAAAAATGGCAGAGATTGAAACAGTTGAAACGCCTGTAATGGCTGAACAACAATTTGATGCATATACAATCGTTGCATCTGACAAATATAGACGATATCGTGATTTACTCACATGTCTATTAGATGAAGATGTGATGTATACGCATAGTGATATTGATAGAATTTTAAATCAGGCATTAAAAACGCCTGTGAAAGGTTAGTGAAATATGGCATTAGGTGGTGGCACATTCTTATTCCATAATAAAGTATTGCCAGGTACTTACATTAATTTTGTATCTAAAGACAGAGCATATGCGGAAGTATCAGATCGTGGATTTGGTGCTATGATGCTTGCCTTTGATTGGGGCCCTAGCGGTGAAGTGTTCCGTGTAGATAACGATACTTTCCAAAAAGAATGTCAAAAGTATTTTGGTTATGATTATGGCCATGAAAAAATGAAAGGCTTACGTGATTTGTTCCGTGGCTTAAAAACTGGCTATTTCTACCGCTTAAATTCCGATGGTGCACAAGCTACAAGCACAATCGGTAAAGCAAAATATAAGGGTATTCGTGGTAACGATTTGGGTGTATCTGTACAAGCTGACCCAGATAATAGCGGTAAATTTATTGTGAATACATACCTTACTACTGGTGATGTTCGCAAAGTAGTAGATACTCAAAAGAACTTGAAGGATGCAACTGAATTAAAAGACAATGATTACATTATCTTTACTAAAACAGGTGCATTGACTGCTAGTGCATATGCTGCATTGACTGGCGGTACAAATGGTAGTGCGGTAACTGTTCAAAACTATCAAGATGGCCTTGATATGCTTGAACCTTACTACTTTAATACAATCGGTTATGCTGGTTCTGATGATACTGTTAAAAACTTACTTATAGCATTTACAAAACGTTGCCGTGAGCAAAGCGGTGCTAAATTCCAATTAGTGATTCATGGTAAGACTAAAGTCAACTATGAAGGTGTTATCTCTATCCTTAATGATGTAACCGATGTAGGTGCTGAAAAAGGCTCTTTGGTTTACTGGACATTAGGACAAGAGGCATCTTGTAATATCAATGCAACAGTAGGCAATATGATCTATGATGGCGAATATACTGTAAATGTGAAATACAAACAGTATGAACTTGAACAAGCTATTAAAGATGGTATGTTCATGTTCCACAGTGTAACTGATGCGGTAGGTGGCAACATTCAAGGCGATGCGCGTGTATTGAAAGATATCAACACATTCACAGAATTTAGCAAAGCTAAAAACCGAGATTTCTCTTTCAACCAAGTCATTCGTGTACTTGATAATTGGGCGATTGATAGTGCTAGATTATTTAATAAAACACGCCTTGATAAATCCCCTAATGACCAAGCTGGCCGTGAATCCTTATGGGGTGATTTGGTATACCTTGCTGAACAATATCAAAAGGTACGTGCTATCCAAAACTTTGATGATAAGGACATCCCAGTACCAACGCAAGGTGATAACAAAGAAGATGTATTGGTTAACGTACAATTACAACCAACAGTAGCTATGGAAAAATTGTACATGACTGTAGTAGTAGCGTAGGGGGTAACACATGGCAGATGAAATTTTAGATGCTTTAAAAACGATGGATGCAGGCGATGTAGTTTCTTCCAAATTGGCATCTTGCTATATCGTAACTGGCGGTAATAGATATTTGCTATTCCAAGCAAAAAAACTTACTGCAAAAATTAAGAAAAACAAAGAAAAAGTGGCTATTTTAGGCCGTATTGGTGCTGGTAATAAATCAACATCCGTTGAATATAACGGTAGTTTGACCATTTACCATAACACAGCTTTATTTGACAAAATGGTTGAAAAATACTTGAAAACAGGTGTTGATACATACTTTGACATGCAAGTAGTCAATCATGATCCAACTTCTAAAGCTGGTAGACGCTCTGTAATTCTTAAAGGTGTAAACCTTGATGAATTAACGGCAGCAGAATTCGATGCTGACGGCAAGTATATTGAACAAGAACATAATTTCACTTATGAAGGTGTTAAATATGTTGAACACTTTGATGAATTAGATGGGATGCAAGCTTAGTGCTTGCTCCCTTTTTTGTATAGGAGAAATTTACAATGGCTGAAAATTTAAGTGCATTTTTAAAACAAAATGTTGAAGTAGTGAATGAAACTGAATATGTGGCATCTAAACGCATTAAAGGTGCTAATGGTGAGCCTATCGCATGGAAAATCAAGACATTAGCTACTGATGAAACTGAAAAAATGCGTAAAAAATACACTAAACGTATTACAGACCGCATCACACGTCAATCGGAAGAACGCTTTGATGCAACTGCATACAATGAAGATGTATTGTCTAAAGCAATTACATATCCTAATTTGTATGATGCAGAATTACAAGATAGTTGGGGTGTAACTGAGCCTGTTGATTTAGTTAAAGCTATGCTCACACCTGGCGAATATGCTGACCTTTTAGCAGCCGTAACAGAGGCACAAGGCTATGATGTTGGCATGGAAGATAAGGTAAAAGAGGTAAAAAACTCCTAGATTCCAATGAAACAGAAACGATGTTCGCATATTTGGCATTTGTTAAATACCATATGCGACCTTCTGTTTTTGCGGAAATGAGTATAAATGAAAAAGCGGTAGTAATTGCTTTTATCCAACAACACGCAAAAGATGAGCAAAAAGAGTTGGATAAGGCAAAAAGGGGGTAATGAATGGCTACACTTTCAAACTATATAAGCCTATCAACTAATATTCCTAACGCAATGAATGCAGCCGCAAATGCAACTACAAAAGCCTATCAATCAATGAACACGTTGCACAACAAAATGAATGGCTTATCAAATGCAAGCGAAACGCTAAAAGCTAGCCTTGGTGGCATCATGAATAGCTTTGCTGGTAACTTATTGGCAAATGCAGTCATGAATGGTGTTGGAATGGTTAGGGGTGCTATTGATTCAATCACAGATACGGCTGCAGAATGGGCAAGCGTACAAGCTAGATTGAAACTCGTGGCAGGCAGTCAAGAAAATGCCATTTATCTAAATAAGCAAATATTTGAATCTGCTCAACGTGCAAGAGGCGGATATATGGATATGGCTGATGCGGTAATTCAAGTATCACAATCGGCACATGATGCATTCCCTGACCCTCGGCAAGCCGTAGAATTCATGGAAGGTATTCAAAAGGTATTCGCCATTGGTGGTGCATCGAAAATGGCACAAAGAAACGCTATGCTCCAATTAACGCAAGGTCTAGCGAGTGGGCAGTTACAAGGCGATGAATTCCGTTCAATCGCCGAAAATGCTCCAATGATTGAGAATATCATTGCTAAATCAATGGGGGTATCTCGTGGCGAACTTAAAAAACTAGCATCAGAGGGTAAAGTTACTGCTGATGTGATAAAAAACGCTATCATGAATAATATGCCTGAAATCGAAAAGCAGTTTGAATCATTACCGAAAACTTGGGGTGATCATATGCAGTCGATTAAAAATAAAGCGGTTCAAGCATTTGAACCTGTATTCCAACGTATTTCTGACCTTGCCAATAATGAGGGAATACGTGAATTAGTTGATAACGTAACAGGAGCCATTCAAACTGTGGCACCTGTATTCTATTGGCTTGTAGGTGTGGTTGGTGAAACGATTAATACCTCTATATGGGCCTTTAACACGTTATCAAACTTTATCCGTCAACACTCGTCTATCATGTATTTAGCTATGATTGTATTAGGTGGTGTAATGGCTTATTATGCAATTCAAGCTGGTATCGCAGCAGTTAGGACTATAATTGCCGCTGGTGCTATGGCAGTAAAGGCGGCGGCTGATTGGATAGAAACTGCAGCAATATTGGCTATGATAGTAGCACAAGAGGGGTTAAATGCTGCATTGTATGCTTGCCCTTTAGTTTGGATAATCGGCTTAATTGTGGCTGTTATTGCGGTATTCTATTTAGCGATTGAAGTCATTAATTATTTCTGCGATACCAATATAAGCATCTTGGGCATTGTAGTTGCTGCATTCTATGCGTTTGGTTCTGTTATTTACAACGTATTCGCATTTGGCTGGAATATCATCGCAGCATTTGTCAATTTCTTGGCTAATGTATTTAAAGACCCATTGCGTGCAGTTGGCAACTTATTTGTTGATATATGGAATGGCATTTGGGGATACATTAAGCAGCGTATTAACGATATTATCGGTGCTATCAATAAGATTCCTGGTGTAAAAGTCGATGAAGTTGGCGATTCAACAGGGATGCTCCAACGTTTTGAGATTGCTGGCGGTGAAAATACTGTTATGAATAAGATGGATTACACAAGCCCATTACAAGCTATGTCAGAGGGATATGGTGTAGGTGCTGGTTTAAGCCTGGAAAATCTAATTCCTAAGATGCCAGAAATCAATAAGCCGAAAGAATTCGATGCTAGCAAAATTACACCTGGTTCAGATCATAATGCAGATAAAACGCAGAAAAATACTGGTAAAACTGCTAAAAACACAGGTAAAATTGCTAATTCAATTGATATGACAAACGAAGAAATCAAGGCCTTACGTGAAAGTGCTATCGATAAATCGTTGAAGAAATGGCAAGATGCCAATGTTATCCATATTCAAATGAATAACGATGTTGAAATCAATAATGGTACTGATTTAGATGGATTTACAAGTCAAATCGCAAAAGGCTTAAAAGATGCGTTTGCAATTCAAAGAGAGGGGATATAAATGTACTATTTCTATTTAGGAACGATGCAAATACCAATCCCCCCTAAGGAATTGGTTACAACAATAAACGGAAAAAATGAAACTATAGACCTATTAGGAAAAGGCGAGGTCAACATCATAAAACCAGCTGGCTTAACCGATATTTCTTTTAGATTCTTATTGCCTAACTCTGACTATCCATTCAATGAATCAATGTTGTTTAAGTCTAAGAAAGCTAAATATTACATTGATGAACTTGAAAAGCTAAAAACCACTAAGACAAGATTTCAATTTATCGTAGTAAGAATGAAACCAGGCGGACAAATGTTAGCTATGACTAATATGAAGTGTACGCTTGAAAACTATGTCATTGAAGAAGATGCGGATAACGGCTTTGATTCGTACGCCAATATATCCTTGAAACAATGGAGAGATTGGGGAGCGAAACGCATTGAGGTAAAAACTGATAAGGATGGTACGGCAAAAGGTAGTGTTAAACAGGATAGACCAACGGATAATAAGGCGGTAGCATCTACGGCCAAAGTATCACGAGGGCAAACACTACAACAGATTGTTAAAAAGCAATTAGGGAATACAGAAAACTTATTCCAAATTGCTGCACTTAACAAAATAGCAGTGCCAGCCATCTTGGGTGTAGGTCAAGTTATCCAACTAAAACGAGAAGGTAATAACGAATGGCTGTAGAAGAAAACAAAACTGTTGAAAAATCTCAAATCAATGGTGTTATCACTCCAATACCTATGCCAATGCAATTGCACTATGAATTAACTATCAGAAATAAAAGTACTGGTGATTTGTGGCTAGTAGAACCGCAAGATGATGTACAGATAACAAGGGCGATTGATTGTGTTCCAAGTAAAATGACGTTTAAATTACCTAAAGACCCTAATCTAAATTTTGAAGAGGGTGATACAGTTAAATTTACTTTAAATGGTGGTGCTGTATTCTTTGGGTATATATTTGAAAAGCAACGTGATGGCAAGAATGCTATATCGGTTACTTGCTATGATCAGTTACGTTACTTGAAAAATAAAGATTGCTATGTTATTGGTTCAATGACGGCAACTGAATTTATCAAGATGGTTTCTGATGATTTTGGATTAAAGTGCGGTTACATGGATGATACTGTGTGGAAAACACCTGAAAAGCCTCAAACTATATTCAAAGATAAGTCATTACAAGAAATGATATGTCAATTGCTCGATAAAACGGCTATATACACACCTAACCATGCATTCTATCATCTGTATGATGATGCTGGTGAATTACGATTAGCATCATTTGAAACTATGAAAACAGACATATACATCGATGATGAGTGCATGGAAGATGTGCAATATACCACTTCCATCGATAAGGATACATACAACTATGTAAAAATCGTGCGTACTGTTCCAAATGGTGCATCAAGCAGTTTAGAGAATACATTTATTGCTAAAGACGATAAAAATATCGAGAAATGGGGTAGATTGCAATATCTACTCATTCCTAAAGAGAAAGATATTAATGCAGTAGCACAAGCTAAAGCAATTATGGCTCATAAGAATAAGAAAAGCCGTGAGATTAAACTCAAAAATGTCATTGGTGATGTACGTGTACGTGGCGGTTCATTGGTGTATATCAATCGAAACTTTGGGGATATGATTGTCAATAATTACATGATGGTAACATCTGTTACGCATACATTTAAAACAGGATTTCACGGAATGGATTTAGACTTACGGTACGTTGAAAATGATGCAACATACGAAGTAGCAAAAGATGAAGATGCCGAGGCAGTCAAAAAGATTGATGCGGCTAAAAATACACGCTCTAATAGTGCCGTTGCTACTGGTGCTGGTGGCACTGCTGGACAGGTTGATACTGCATTTAGTGCTAATGATGGGCGTGTATCTCAATATGGCAGCGTTGGGTGTGCTGATACAGTATGTGCGACTGGTTCATACTACAATAAAGACCTTGCTGCTGAATATAACAAGGGAACGGCATCCGTTCCTACACTTCGCCAAAACCTTGAGGCTAAAGGTTATGTTACGGAACAATTTAACGGATACGCTAACAAAGGCGATTTGTTGATTTATGGTGATGATGATCATGTGGTAATTGCTGATGGTGCTGGCGGTTGCTTTGGTAATTCGTCAAGCCGTGGCTATGCTATGAAATACGGTAACGCAAATTATGCATGGCATGATGACGAGGCACCGACTAAGATTATTAGAATGGGGGCGTCATAATGGATAGTGAATATATGAAAATGGTTAACACTATTAAAGAAATAGCTAATAATGTTATTGAAAATGGCGAACCTATGGAAGTAATCGTTGGTGAAGTGGTGAGTGTATCGCCACTTGCCATTAAAATAGACCCTAATCTAACCATCCCAGAAGAAAACATCATTCTTACTAAGAATACCTGTGAATGGACTGTTGAAATGAGTGTAGACCATGTAACAGAGAATAGAGCTGGTGGCGGTGGATATGCCGAATATGCAAGTCATAACCACGATTACACAGGGCGGAAGAAATTCCTAGTACATAATCAATTGGTTATGGGTGATAAGGTCATTATGTTAAAGGAAACTGGCGGACAACGTTATATAGCGTTAGATCGTTGGTATAACCCAAATAGGGGGTGTACAACTAAATAATGGCAGATAATTTACTTTTACCAAAACAAACTAATGATACGCTAATTCCAGATACTGTAAATTATATAGAACCATCGCATACATATGATGTTGATTTTAGAACTGATAGCCAAATTAGAGGCTATGCAGATAAGTTGCGAGCTATGGAACAAGCAATTTATAAAATCATCAATACAGAGCGATATCAATATATTATTTACAGTTGGAATTATGGTATCGAATTACAAGACTTATTTGGACAGCCTATTCCATATGTGTATGCTGAATTGCAAAGACGTATAGAAGAGGCCTTGCTGAATGACGATAGAATAACCAAGGTATATAACTTTGAATTCAGCAATAATGGTGGTGATGTTATGACTGAATTCGATGTTGATACTATATATGGTACATTGCAAGGGATTAAGAAAGGGGTGAGCGGTATTGTATGAGCATATGACGGCTGACAGGATAGAAAAGCGAATGCTTGATAGGGTCAAAGACGAATTTGACCGCCGTGAGGGCAGTGTAATCTATGATGCTACTGCTCCAGCTAGTATTGAATTTGCAGAACTCTATATTCTGGCCGATGTTATTTTGAAACAAGCGTTTGCAAGGACTGCTGATAGAGAATTCTTAATTCTACGTGCAGCTGAATTTAATATCTATCCAGAGCCAGCTACACAAGGGGAATTTGAGGCACAATTCAATATGGACATCCCTATTGGTTCTAGGTTTAATTACAATGAATACAATTTTATCGTAACGGAAGTATTGAGTGCCGATGAGCATAAATATAAAATGCGTTGCGAACAATTTGGACGTTCCCCTAACTTTGTAACTGGTGATATCACACCAATTCAAGGTATTAACGGCTTAACTACCGCTAAAATCTTGAAAAATATCACACCAGGAGAAGATGAGGAAGAAACAGAAGTATTCCGTCAACGCTACTTTGAGGCTTTGAAATCTAAAGCCTATGGCGGTAATGGTGCTGACTATAAAGAAAAAGTATTAGCCATTCCTGGTGTTGGTGGTGTTAAGGTATACCGATGTTGGAATGGTGGCGGTACTGTTAAATTGGTAGTGTTAAACAGTGATTACGGCCCAGCAGATGATGAACTTATCAAAGAAGTTGAGAATGTTATAGATCCGATGCCTAAAGGTAAAGGCTACGGACTAGCACCTATCGGGCATACTGTAACAGTAGTTAATGCTGAACCTGTTCCGATTAATTACACAATTGAAGTAACTATGATACAAGGCCATCAAGTGGCAGAAATCAAGAATGCTATTGAAACGGCTATCAAAGAACGCTTAATAAATCGTTGTAAAGAATGGGCGAAACAAGATGAAAAACAATTCATCACAGTACGTTCTAGCATTGTAACTGCATTGACAGTTGAACTACCTAATGTGCTAGACGTTGGACACATTCAGATTAATGGCCAGGATATACCAAAGCTAGAACTAAAGGATAATCAAATCCCTGTAATGGGTACGATTAATTTGGTGGCTGTATGATTACAGATTTTGGAATATTTAAGCGTGATATAGATATATCACAATTTGCCGTTCCATTAACTCGTGATTCTCGTGATATACAAGAAGTGTATCGTGTAGAAAACGCAGAATTAAATATACTATGGGAATTAATGCTTGGAATATTCAAGGAAGAATACATCTATACCGCATCAGACTATGGACTAGATGCATGGGAGAAAATACTTGATATTTCACCTATTAATTTAAAAGACACACAAGGACGTAGAAACGAGATACTTTCTGTATTAATCGGTCAACGTCCTTTTACTATGCCTAAAGTACAAGAAATGCTTGATTTTAGGTATGGAAAAAGTGTTGTAACTCATAGTGTAAATGGCATCGCATACGAATATTGGTTAGATTTCAAACCAGGCAACGAATACCTACTATTTAATGTTTGGGAATACATCGAGCCAATTATTCCTAAAAATCTATTAATCAAATTTAAAAGTACAACAAAACTATCACAATCTGTATTCATTGGTGGTGTTGTTGATGTTAAGGAAATCATCAAAATTGATGCAAAAGTAAACGTTGATGAATTGAAAACATCAAATAATACATATATTGGTGGTGTTGTTGATGTTAAGGAAATTATTCAAATATAGGGGGTAACATGGCGAAATATCCTAGTATTTCTCAAACTAAAAACGGACGCATTTTGATTGCTAAATCAAATGCAACTGGTAAAGCGTTAAAGCCGATTAAAGTAGTGACTGGCGATGGACAATTAACGAATCAAAATATTGAAATAATGGAAAATGTTATTAATCCGTTGTTAGAGTTGCCTTTTGCATCTCCTGGTAGATTTGTAAAAGAAGGACAATTCCAGTTAGATTTTGCATTAAGTAATGAACACCTTGAACACGGCTTTTATGCTCGTGAAATCGGTGTTTTTGCAAAACTAGATGGAGAAGATGATAGTACGGCGGTTATGATCGCTTACACAAATGGTGGTAACTTTGTTGATTATATTCCAGCAAAAGATACGCCTATTAATTCTAAGGTATTTGAAGTAACTATTGCAGTTGATAATGCGGCGAACGTTATTGTACAACGCAGTGATGCGGCCTATATCACGGCTGGTGAAATGGAGCGTCATAACGAAAGTGAACAAGCCCATGAAAATCGGTTTAATGCAATCATTCAGCAAGTCAATGATATGATTACCAATGTGGATAATAGCGATTCATTAGCGAAAGCCACGTCGTTGCAGTTAGTTAAAACATTATTAAGCAATTTAAAGATTAAAGATGCTGATGATGTAATTAAAGCTATTGATTCAAAGAAAACTGAACTCGGAATACGCTTTGACTTCTCCAATATTAATTCTTGGTATATCTGCTTGGGTAAACAATATGGCAATTTCATTATTCAAGGCGGACGTCAACGAGCTGGTGAACAAAAACAGTCAGATGTAAATAATTTAGCTAATACTACCAATCGAGTCGTATTTCCAATTTCGTTTACAACGAGCCATTTATTCCATGGGTTTGCGATTATGGCGAGTGATGACTCCGTGTTTTGGGGAAATTCTGCAGGAAGCGTTATAACAAGAAGAATTTCTAATACCGATATGCGTTACGAAGTACATTCCACGTATCAATCGATGTTAAAACCGGATTCTATTATTGAGTGGTGCGTAGTTGGTGTATAAAGGAGAATAATATGAACTATGTATTTGTGTTAGATGAAAAAGGTGTTCGCCAAACATCTTATGTGGTTGGTGTTCATGCTGACACATTAGAAGAAACAGAGCGGTTGGCGAAACAATCTTATCCAACTGCTAACATCGTAACAGGTGATAGTAAAATGCAGGAACAATTCACAAGTGGTAAAGCATATGTAAATGGTGAATTCATTGATATTCCTGTTACTACATATGAACCAACTAAAGCAGATAAAATAGCGGATATAAAAAAATACTACGATGCACGATTTGAAACGCTAGAACAAATGGTGCTACGTAGGCGATTGATCAATGGTGATATTACTGACTTACAAGAACAGTACAAGAAGTTAAATATGGAAATGTTAGCAAAAATTAAGGCGGTGAAATAATCATGGAAGTAAAAAGCGATATTCCTGTAATGCAATTTTGCGAATGGTGCTATGCCACTCTTAATGAAGATGGCACTTGTCCTACACAAGATTGCATTCGTAACGAATTAATGGATTTGGATGAATCAATGAAAGGAGAATAAATGCAAGAAGTACTTACTTTCTTTGGAGATGCGTGGAGATCATTATCTGAATCTTTTGCTATTAAGGCTATACTTGCGGTCATTGCAGAAGTGGCAATATATATTTTAGGGTTGAAACACATCCAAGTATTAGGGATATTCATTATATTGGTATTCCTAGATTTAATTACACGGTGGTCGGCGATTAGTTATAAAATGCTAGTCGATATGGGTGCTAACTCTGAAAATATAAGCGGTTATGATAAATATATAGCCATTCCTGCAGCATGGGGTAAAGGCTTAATCTCATCTAAGCATATGCGAAAGCCTTTTATTACTAAAGTTTTAACATATTGTCTAGCTACTGGTGCTGCTTGGTGCTTTGATTACATGGCAGGTTCATATGCGTTTGCTGTAAATCTAGTATGGCTGTATCTTGGGTCAGTTGAATTTCTTTCTATCCTTGAAAATATGAGAGATGGCGGAAATGCAACAATAGCTGGTCTGCTTGACGTTGTTCATTCAAAAGTAGATATGATTTTAAAAAAATAACATAGTATAGTACCACGCTCATATCATTGGGCGTGGTTTTTATAATGGAATATTGGAAATAACGATAAAATCACTATGAAATTATCGTTAAAAGTAGAAACAGAGGTGCATATAATGAAAATTGGTATATATTTTGATGATTACGAATTTGCGTGTAAGTGCGAAAGGCATGGCGTAGATAGTAGCGGTCATAGTGTGTTAGACCATGTTATTGACAAGCGACTAGTTGATTTACTAGACGCTATTCGTGAACGTATTGGACAGCCTATTGAAGTATTAAGTGGATATCGTTGCCCTGAACATAATGCAGAAGTAGGCGGTGTGTCTAATTCTCAACATGTATTGGGAACGGCAGCCGACATCACGTATGACGGCATTGATGTTGATTACCTTGCACAAGTTGCCGAGGAATGTGGGGCGGATGGCATAGGGTGCTATTATTATCAAGATTTCGTACATGTTGATGTACGAGGCTATGCTGCACGTTGGAATGATTTGGGCTAAGGGGAGTATATATGTATGTTAAAATCAAACATTTTACAGAAAAGTATCCTTGGAGTGTGCCTGTTATTCTTATCATTATTTGCCTTGCCTGTGTATGGTTCTACACCGACAGAACCAGTAACATTGACACCACAGGAATACGCAACGCTGAAAACGAACTTCGGAACGCTCGAGAATACAATCAACAATCAATTGACTACAATCAACGAGCTAGAAATGCAGTTGAAAATAGCCAAACTCTCAACGAGCGAGCAGAAGAACGAATTAGCACAAGCATTGAACTTAATCAACGAACAGAAAATGCAATTGACAGAGGCGCGGAACTTACTGCAAAAGCAAGAGCAGATGCTGAACGAGCAAAAACTATCATTGGCCAAAGCCGAGATATACTTAGAACAGCAGAAGAACGAAATCAAAAAAGCGAAAATCCAACAACGAAATAGTAAATTATTAAATATCCTATTGGGTGGAACTGTAATTTATTTAGTTACAAAAGATTGAGGTGATCCGAGCATCTCCATAGCGTGTAATGGTGGATATACGCAACTATAAATAAAAGCCTACTAGCTTAGAAACAATCTTTGCTAGTAGGCTTATTTTTTTGTTGACATTACATCGTATTCGATGTATAATGTAATCAAAATAAGGAGTGATTAGATGAAATTTGAAGATGTAATGACATCAGCAGAGGCAGCTGAAAGGTGGGGGATTAGTCCAGTAACGATTAAACAGGCTTGTGCTGGACAACGAAACACACCACCTAGATTTACAAAAAATGAGTGCCGAAAATCTAAAGGCACATGGCTAGTTACTAAACAAGGCATGGAAAGGGTGTATGGAACCATGAAAATCAGAATGACTGTAAAAGACTTGTACGAATATATTTGTGAGCATAATAATATTGATGATGTTGTAGATATTACAGAATTACAAGAAGATGGATATAAAAGTTTAAGACGTGCATTAGATTGGAATCATATTCCTGTATTGCCTAAAGAAGGTCATGTAAGTGGCTGGGCTGATCAGGTAGTTACATTTAGAAGTCAAAACAATTTTGACACATTCATGGAAATTTGGAATCCATCAGAAGAATTTAAAATTGAAAGTGCAAAGGAACTTATTTAAAAAGGTATCACTAACCTTAATGGGTATCTCGATTGTGCAATATAAAAATGGTTCGTACAGCGTGTCATATGCACCACCAAAATAAACCCGCACTACGGTGCGGGTTTTTCTTTTGAAATAAAGTCTTTATAAATTTATTCTGATAAATATTGCATAGACAATAAATTAGTAATCACTTATGATTGGTATATAATACTATTTCTCATTAGGAGGTTCCAAATGGCAGTAGATGTAGCTAGAACACAAGATGTATATAAAGATGCTGGTCAAAGTGTCAATTTCACAACATTATTATTAAATCGTAAAGATCGCGATGCAGAATTAGAAGTTATTCAAGATATGGCTGATCGTATTCAAGCCATTAAACGTTCTGTTAGTATTCGTGCTAATGGCGAAGGCTTGGGTATCGCTTTTGGCTTTAGCCGTAAAGCATGGGATTATTTATTCCCTAATGCACCTGTACCAAAAGAGTTAG